TCACGTCTCCTCGCTTGGCGCTTTGGCCCGACCAAACACAGCCAAAAGGTGATTGCAGAGCTTCTCTTTCAGATCAATTTCGTTGTCCCACACTACGTGACTGAATTGGCGCGTGTCGAAGTGAAGGTTGTCAAGATCGTCGCTGCGGACCGTCCATACAACAGGGCGGCCGAGGCCCATGGCGAATCCTGCCTCAAAATAGGCGCCCCGGTTCTGTGTCGTCACGTCTACTACGACCGCATAGCTAGCTCGTATGCCTGCAATGATCCGATCATCGATCTTGTCATTGTGGGCGTCACTATCGACGCGTTTGGCACGATATCCGGCCTGCTCAATTCCGGGCTTGATTCCCTGATCCCAAGCCGACCACATAGCGGTAGAAAAGGACATAGCTACGAATATGTCCGACACACTGCCGGCTCTAGGACTTCTTAGCGCGTCTACATGTTCCCAGCCGGCGGGGGTAATTATGGCAGTGGTTCTCGAAGCCAGTTCTCTGAGAAGCTGTCGATCAATCAGCGATTTGAACAAGTAATTCAGTTCAATATCGGTCGTCGCATCAACGACGGACGCGTCTGCGGATTCAATCGTCACACGCGCCCCGGGGTGTCCGGATCTGCGCGCGATGTCCAGCAGCAGAGCGTTTTGCTTCGCTCGAACGCTCAAGGGTTGATGCGGAAGGAAATCGTCAAGCACATGGGTAGTTATGACCAAAGGATGGCCGGTAAATGCTAGATGTCTCCGAACGTGGCCAGAAAGCAGCATCCTAGTAGGTCGGGGCCAATGCGAGACCGTAACCTCGGCGCTCCCGGTGATGACGTAGGACACGCACACGGAGCACTGCACGGATGCTTTGTCACCCAAAACCTCCGAAGTGCTGGGGTGCTCGCATAACGGGCAGGTAGCCATCGACATCTTCGCGTTCCTTGGCGAAAGAGCCCCTAGCATATCTTGAACTCTTAGCTAATCAGAAGCCCAGTGGCCGTAGCCTCACGCTCTGCCCCATACTGAATACGGGCCGCCCAATGGGGTGATCTGTAGGCAACAACCGCTGACTGCCGCGGGGTCAGCGCATCAGGAAAGGCTTTCCGTTGCGCAACTGCTTGATGCGCTGGTCGACCTCCGTGCGTAGCCGCACCTGGTGGCGTTCCGCCCAGAGCTCGGCGCCGAGCTTGCCCTGCTCGTAGCTGCTGCACTCGCGGCGCTTCCGGAAGCTCCAGTCGTCGCGCTGGTTGTTCAAGCTGACCCACCAAGTGCCATCGTCCACGCGCCGGTGCAGGCGCAGTACCTCTGTGCTGTCCAGCAGCAGCGAGTTAGGCTCGTCGAAGGGTGCGGTGCCGACGGAGTGCCAGCGGAAATCGGGCGGGAGCATGGGCGGCAATCCTACGGCTCGGCCTCTCACGGGCTGCGACGCAGCTTGGCTGGTTCGCGGATCCGCAGGGCTGGGCCAGGGACGAATCTATTACCGTCTCACCTGACGCGCCCTGCGGATCCGCGCCGCGTCCAGCTGGAGCCCCCGAAAGGCGGCGTCTCCCCCGCTGTTGGCGGAGAATGTCTCTCCTACTCCGTGAACAGGGCGCAAAAGCCTGAATCTCAGAAAAGCGCACTTCCGAGCTGTCGACTGCCGGGTGTCTCCAGGCCGACGAATGGGTTCACCAGCTCGGTCACCCGGTCGATGCCGGTGGGCACCTGGAACATCGCGGTCTCTTCTCTAACGGCCAGGCCGCGCCAGTCGCTCACCCGGGCAATCCGAAGATCCTCCGGCTCTATGGGCAGCCAGCGCATGGACCAGTAAGGGAAGCGGCGTGTACCGCCCACGCTGCGGCAGAGCTCGACAATGTCCGAGTGGCTGGTGGCGTTGATGATCCTGGAGAACGCGAGCGCCACGCCCTCTTCCGGTCCCTCAAGGTACTGGAGGAACGACCCGCCGTCGGTAAGCAGCACCCCGGTCACCCCGGCAATCAGGTTGTGGCTAGCGGCATCCTGAGCGAGCGCATCGATCTGATGCAGGTGCAGCCCGGGTCTAGCTTGGCTGCAATACACAAGCGCGTGCAGAGGCATCTTTCCTCCCTCCCTAGTTATCGGCCTCCCGATAGGCGCGACACTACACCCGCGATCCGCCCGCGTGCACGCGGCGCGACGGTTTTCGGATAAACGGTAGGGTATGTTCCCGGCATGTGCGGCCGCTTCGTCCAGACACCTATCCGAGATGCCGCCAGCTTGGGCTTCCCCAAGCTGGTGGGCGACCTCCTTTCCCTGCCGGCTAGCTACAACCTGGCGCCGACGCAGCGGGCGGCGGTGGTGCTGGACCGAGGGGACGGCCTGCAGGTGCAACGGCTGGCCTGGGGCCTGCTGCCTTTCTGGGCAAAGGCCAAGGGCCTCCAGGGTTCCACCATCAACGCTCGAATCGAGACGGTGTCCACCAAGCCGGCGTTCCGCAGCGCGTTCAAGGCGCGGCGGTGCCTGATCCCGATGGCCGGCTACTACGAGTGGTCCGTCAATCCCGATGACAACGGGAAGGACCCTTGGTTCATCCTTGCAGCAACGCCATTGTGGGCGGCTGGGCTGTGGGAGGACGCTAGTAAGCTGCTCGGAGAGGGCAACCTGGGCACATTCACCATCATCACCGGAGACAGCAGCGGCGTATCGGCTGACATCCACGACCGCATGCCAGTGTGGCTGGCCCCTGCCCAGGCCGAAGAGTGGATGAAGACGGACGCAGACGGCGCCATGGCGATGCTGCTGGCCAGCGAGCCGCCGCCGATGGAGGCGTACCGGGTGAGTCGTGACGTCAACTCCCCGCGCATAAACGCGGAACGTCTGCTCGAACCCGTGGCGTAACCCAGTCGATCCCTCGAACGAGAATGCTTCTCGCATCAGCATGTCGCAGGTTTTGCGGCTAGCCTCGGCTATGTAGCTGCATCACACAAGGAGAGCGTCATGCGCACAATGTTGATCACCGCCGTACTTGCCATCGCCGCCGCCGGAACCGCCGCAGCCGCCGATACCGGCGTCATCCACGCGCGAACCATGGACCTGTATCAAGAAAAGTCGAACCCCGGCGAGAGCCTCGACGCGTTCGTGGTGCGGATCGCACCGCGTGCAGTCGAAGCCTCGAAGGCCGCGCGCTCGACGGTCTGCGGCCAGGTGGAGGGCAGCGGCCCGTACCTGTTGAGAGTGAAGACCGATGGTTTCCTGAGCACTTGCGATCTGCCAAGTACCGCCCTGCCCTACGTCCTGGTGAACGGCACCGCCGTCGACGCGCGGGAAAACCACTTCTCGCAGGTCAACTGGCAGCGCGCTGGCTATCTCGTGACGCCCTGGTCTGTGAAGCACCAGGACGGCCGGCAGAAGCGTCCGCGCACCGTGCGCTAGTAGTTCCGCAGGTCCACGATCTGCCCGATGAACTTTCGGCTACCCATCAGCCCTGTCGGTGGTGGGTTGCTCGGACCGTCCGTGATGTTGCTGATCAGGTTGATCAGCTTGATTGTCACGGTGCCATTGGCGTTGGTGCGCACACCCACGACGTAGCTGGCATTGTTGTTCTGCCAGAATGGACCACCGCCCACGGGGCCGCCCACGATCGCGGTGTAAAAGCCCGAGTTGCATATGGAAACGCCGTATCCCGAAGTGACAGGGATCGCCACGTTGGTGTCGGCGGTTCCCGCGTCCAGGTTGATCATCTGCAGGAACCGCAGATACTTGTAGCGGGAATCGAAGATTACGCGGCCGTTCGCAGGGTCCCGGAAGCGCATCCCCTTAGTGAGAATGAACGCCATCTGCGCGACATCGGTGGTGTCGAACACCCAATAGTTCACTGTTGCTCCGGGAGCTTCGGTTACCAGCGTCCAGGTGAAGGTCGCTCCTGATTGCGTCTTCGACATCACACCCACGAAGGTCCCCGCACTTTCGACCACCAGGATAGGCTCATTGCACCCGCCCAGGGAGATCGTGCCTCGCCCCACCGTCTTACCACCCTGCCCCGGCGTGGTGTACGAGGCACAGACGACGCTGCCGACAGATTTCAGCGCCAAGCACTCCCACGTAGGATCGATCTGGATCAGCGATCCATCGCCCGGCCTAATACGCACACCAGCAACCACGTCAATACCTCCCGTATACGAGAACGCCGCTGCGCTGGTAGAGCGGGTTTGGCGAAACGTAACTCCAGCTCACCCGGTTCGCACCATCATCCGTGATGATCGGCGAGGTGTTGAAATCTGGCTGCGATGTATTCGCGTTGAACCAGTAGACCAACGGGTTATTGCCCATCACTGGCACGTCGATGAAGCCGCTCGCACCCGCCGAAATAGTCACACGCCCCATGATCTTGGGCAGACGGGTCGTGATATCGATCAGGATCGCGCCTGTGTTTGGGTCACGCTGTCGAAGTCCGTAGGCCATTACAGCAGCTCCCCGAACTCGCAAATCGCGAACGTTCCAGCGGTATTCCAGAAGCGCAGAGCCTGTTCGTTGAGAACCATGTAACCGCTGCTGCCGACAGGTCCGACCATCGTCAACCCAGCGCTTTTATCCAGCTTCCAACGCGGCTGCCCGCCGGCGCCAGTAGCAGTCGCCTGAATGATCTCGCCGATCATGGCGTTCTGGATCCAGCCGGTGCCGATGAGCGCCTGACTGATGAAGGTCTGGCCGCCCTGGATCACGAACGGCGAGGTGATGCTGCCGTTGACGACGTTGATCACGGCGAATCGATCGGCTTGGAACAGTACCTGCGACTGATAGCTTCCATCGGGCTGCTGCTCGACGCCCAGGCCCATGCCCGAGGCGTAGATTTTCCCGCCCGACGTCACCTGGGCGCGGATGGTGTAGGTCGCGGCCACCTTGCCGTTCAACGTCACAACGGACTGGCTGACCTGCTGGACCGTTGCGTTGGTGCTACCCAGGCTGGCGTTGGTGGTGTCGATCCGGCTTCCAAGCGCGGTATCTCCTGTCGCGCGCGCGAGGCTCTCCGCTTGCACGGCTGCAGTCGCCTGACCTAATCCGACCTCAACCTGATCGGTGCGAATGGCTTGCACAAGATCAGCGTTCGCGAACACGCTCTGGATCGTCATCGTGCCGGCGAACACGTCCACACTGCCCGCGCCCCAGATGTCGTCGCCGGCGCCCTTTGGAGAGATCTGGGCGGTGATGCCCGAGATCTGTTGGGCCTGCGCCGTCACAACGTCATTGACGTCGCTGATGTTCTGCGTGTTGATGTTGACCTGGCTGACCAGCGCGCCGTACGTTGCCATGCCAGCGCCTACATCCTGCCAGTCGCTGCCGGGAGGTTGGCTGTTCCCCTCCTCCGCCTTGGTCCAGCTGTAGGTGCGCCCGTTCCAAACAACGGTCTGGCCCTGCTGATAGACGCCATCAGCGCTCCACAGGAGCGGCAGCAGCGGCTCAAGGCTGTCGATTGCCTCGATCTTGGCCAACAACTCCTGGCCCAGCGCGCTCTCGCTGATCCGACCGGAGAAGTACTCGTCGTACTCGGTCTGGTCTGTGCTGGCCTCCCCCATCACGCCGGTATCGGCGGGATACCAGGGACCGATATTCCCGCTGCGGTCTACCAGACGCGCCCAGAAGAAGAACCGTGTGCCCGCCGCGAGGCCGTTGATCTGATGCTTGCTCTGTGGGTAGGCGAAGTCGCCCAGCTTGATCGTTCCGGGGGCGGCTCGGTCAGGCGACGGTCCATACCAAATTTCCGTACGTTGCGTGTCCGTGGCGCCTGCGGGGAATCCCCACTCCAACCCGATGGCAAACACCAGACTGGTAGTGATGAGCGAGGTCACCGCCGGCGGCGGCGTGGTCTTTCCCTCGATGAGGGTCAGCGGGCTCATGGCCGGCAGCGACACGGCGTTCAGCGCATTTACCGATCGCACGCGGGCAATATAGTTGCCCGTGTAAACACCGCGGATATCGATGCTGGCGGCGGACACACGGCCGGCGCGGACCCAGTCAAGGTCGTCCCGGCGCCACTCCACGTCGTAGGCAATTGCGTTGGGCGCAGCATCCCAGGCTATGGTCATGACGTGCGTCGCGATCCCCTGGTCGATCACCGAGTGCGAGGTCAGGTGCACGTTGGTAGGGGGGGCCTGAACGCTGGGCGGGATGATGCTGACCGGCAGCTGCTCGAGGCGCGTGCCGTCGTCGATCGCGGCGTACTTGCCCGGCACATGCTTCAGCGCCGTCACCCGATAGGTGATGCCTCCTTCATCGTTGGGCGGGTTCTCGCTGATGGTCAGCACTCGGAACTGCTGTAGCACCAGTTCGGTGCTTTCCAGAGACCAGATCGACTGCGGCACCGGAATGGCCGACCACGGGGCGGTTACGGTCACCGTTCTACCGACCACCTGCTCAACTGTACGTGCCTCCGTGCGCCCGTTGGGCAGCGTGGCTCGCAAGGTGTCACCGGGTGCAATAACCTCCGGCAGGTTGTCCAGCACCAGGCTGTCCACGCCTGCGCTCCTGATGCGCCCGGCATTGCGGCGCCCTGCTCGCGCCGGGTCAGCAACCTGGATGATGTCGCCCGGCATGCAGTTCAGCACGTCGAGGCCGACGCCGAAGGAGACCGTCTCCGTCTCCAGATTCTCGGTGTAGAGGATGTGGTTGCCGACGCGCTGTGCCTGCGAACGCGAATGGCAGCCGACCGCCGTTACCTCGGTCTGCTGAATGCCGTAACGCTGGACGCCCGCTTTGTACTGGACTGTCTCGACCTTCTGCCTGCCGAAGTCGTCCGGATCGGTCCAGGAGACCAGCGCCACCGTGTGCCGGGCTCGCCTGCCCGTTCCCTCATAGCTGAATCGCCCATCGATGACGTTCGCCTGGCTGTATGTGAAGACCGGGTCCGCAGGCATGTCCGCCGACGCCATGACTTGGCCAGCGGCATAGAAGCTGATGCCCCGGAAGATCGACGCCATGTCCTGCAGGACCTTGTAGGCATCGGCCCGGGTCTGCATGTACAAGCTGCAGGTGAACCTCGGCTCCATGCTCCCGAGGCCGTCGCTCACCAACTGGTCGCAGTACTGGGCGATCTGGTACAGACGCCACTTGTCGACCCAGTCCAGTGGGATCCGGTGGCCCAAGCCGAACCGGTCGTTGGTCGCGATGTCGAAGAATGCCCAAGCCGGGTTGTTGGTCCATCCGGGCTTGAAGGTGCCGTCCCAGATGCCGGAGTAGCTGCGCGTGATCGGGTCGTAGTTGCTGGGGATCCGGACGATGCGGCCCCACACCCGGTAAGACCGCGTCGGGATGTTTTGGAACTGGCTCGCGTCGACCTCGACCGCAACCAGCGCGCAGTTCGGGTAACGCAGCTTGGCGTCGATGACCTCCGTCATCGACAGCACGTTCATGGTGTCCGAGACGGTCGAGCTGTTCGCGTTGGGGGTCAGGCGGCGAACACGGACCTGCCACTGAGAGCCGGCAGGGAGATCAATGCGGACGCTGCGCTCGTACTGGGTTGTGGTCTTGCCGCGGATCGTGTCGACCAGGACATTGCCGTAAGGACCACCGTCAGTGGCCAAATCCACCGCATACGTGATCGCATAGCCGTTAGTGTCGCCATTCTCAGTGTTGATCTGCTGCAGCGCAGGGACGCCGAAGCGGAGGCGAACGGCGGACAAGTCCGAACCAGTGGCACTGCGCACCACGGGGTTGTCGCTGCGGAGTTCGACGTTGACCGCGATCTCATTCTCGACGGCGGGGAAGCCGGCGATGTGCTCCTGATCCTGGGTGCCGGAGCGAGTCTCGATTCGGACGCCTTCGAAGTTGAACGAGCCGTCGCCGTTCTGCACCGGCACCTGATCGAGGTAAATCGACTGGTTTCCGGCGACCAGGCCGCGCAGCTCGCCCTCCGACACCAGATCGAGGATGCGAGCGCGGGCGATGGAGCGCAGGCTGTCGGGGGTNTCCACCGGTGTNCGGGCGTTGCTGCCGCTCTTACCGCCNGCGCCTACCAGCTCCCGGCAGGCCTTGGGCAAGGCCAGCTCCGCTCCAGCAAAGGGATAGGCCGCAGGAAGGTTCACTGCTGGTCCTCCGCCAGGATGCCACCGCTGATTACGGCTGANCCGACCAGCATGCCCTTGGTGTCATGGCCGCCGTAGGCGAGCGGCACCGGGTTNCCCTGAGCCTGCGTATTGACGGTCCCGTTCATGCTGTAGCTCGGNGCGTTCTCAGCGCTGTCCTTCGCACCGAGCCCCTTCGGTTGGGGCGATAGCATCTGGACCACGCCGCCCACCACCATGCTGACGCCGAGGTTGATGAAGGGGGTGCCACTGACGCCGGTGGCAGCATTCAGATAGACCCCGACCACGATCAGCACGACGCCCAGGATGGTCTGGAGCACGCCACCCCGCTTGGCTCCCACCAGCACGGGCGCGATTCGGATCACGTCCCGACCCGGCGGATCGTGGAGCTGCTGCACGCTTAGGTTCTGGCGGCCAATGAAAACGGCGAATTCCAGGCCCCTGCTCTTGGCCTTCGCCAGGAACTGCTGGAAGCCAGGCACCAGGATGCACAGCGCGCGCAGGGCCTCAGCCGGGCTGTTCACGGCCAAGCGAAACTCACGGCCAAACTCACGGCCCAGCGGTCCGGAGAGAATCACGGTCCGTACGCGCTCAGTCATGGCGTACCTCACGGTGACGGACGATGCAGCGGGTGCGCTCAGCCCACATGCCGCCATATGGCACACGTTCTGACAGCCGCCCGTGGAGGTGGTGCAGCATCTGCCCATCGCCGAGGTAGACGCCGGCATGGTTGGTCACCGTCGACCGGATCTGCATCAGAATCATGTCGCCGCGCTGCAGCTCACCGGTGGCGGGCTCGAAGCCTTCTGCCAGAAGGCGGTCCATGCTGTAGAGGTCCTGGCCCTTCTCCCACCAGTCGTCCTCGCGCTCGTACTGCGACAGGCGCACGCCAAGCTTCGTGGCGTAGAAGTCCCGCACCAGCGTGTAGCAGTCGAGCACGCCATGTGCGAATTGCCGGCCGACCAGAGGTGCGCGGAATCCGCAAGGCTGGATGGTCTGGAGATCGGCGCACACGGGGGCCTCGTCGGCAACCTGGCCAACGCTCACGATGTGCCAGACCAGACCGCTTTCCTCGCACATGACGCGGTCTGCGTCCGATGGGTGCGCGGCGGCATTCGGATGGCTGTGCACGACCGCAAGGATCTCGCCAAGGTCCTCAGCTGCCGCATAGTCCGCAGCAGGCAGGCGGAAGTGCTCACTGGGCGTCGCCGCGGTGTTCTGGCACGCGATGTAGACCTCGCCATCGGCGGTGGCCACCACCAGCCCGCAGCACTCACGGGGATACTCGGCCACGGCGTGTGCCTGGATGGCCTGCAGGGTGCTCTGTTGCATGGTTTGGCCCATGAAAAAGCCCGCGCGAGGCGGGCTGGGGGCTGCAGGTGCAGCGGGAATGTGCAGGTGGTGCAGGTGGTCAGGTGCGCAGCAGGCCGGCCGCAGGGGTGCCGCCGTGCGGCAGCGGGTTGTTCTCGCCAAACCTCATCTTGCAGGCGCGGACCAAGCCGCTGCAGTCGTCCTTGGCCGGATCGTCCGTCGGCTGATCGTTGATGTCCGCCACCGGTGGGCCGTT